GGTTCTTGGTATTGAATTAAAAAACACAATTATTGCTTTAGAAGGTGACAATATCGATTTAGCGTTCCCTCGCTTAACTAATGGCGCCGTTGATGCTGGCACAGTAATTCAAACCCTTTCAGATTACATTCAATCTACTGATACAACTTACCTTGCCACGAGCCTTGCTCAATTAAGATATCTAGTCGATATGATTGGACAAAGATAATGGATATGAAAGACATTCAAGGGTTTGCCACGCCATCCAATCAAGCACTTTCTATGACTGATGAGGGTATTCCAAGGATTGCTGTTGACCCGGTTAGCACTTCCTCTGAATCAATGCCGCCACCAAACGAGCCTCAAAATGATCCTGTTGGCAACTCACCAAAAATAGTAGCAAATAAAAACAACTCAATTTTTGAGACATTGCCAGAAGATGAGTTTGACGCTGACGCAATAGATGAAAAATATTTTCTTGCAACTCAATTGCGCTCAATTGGTGTCGAGCCATTCCCAAATGCTATGCAATCACCAGATGATATGATGTTAGATGCGCCGGGTAATGAGGGCCAAAATGATGACGGCAGAGGTTTAATAGACCAAGGTGTTCAAGCGGCATATAAAGGCGCGTCAAAAGGCAGCGCTGAATTGTTTAATTCATTTGCTTTGCTTGCTGGCGCTCCACAAGAATTAGCTAAAAATGTCATAAATATGGGGCTGGAAGCTGTCGGCATGGAGCCGGTCAAGAATGCTTTTGGTGATATTGACAGCATGCGAAGCCTTGTTAACGCATACCAGACTGCCGTCAATGATGTTATCCCGGTGCCTGATGCTGTAGTTGAATGGGCAAGCCAGCCATATGATAATGAGATCTTTGCTGGGTTTGTTGAAGCTGGCACACAGTTCGCTGTTGGAGCTGTGCCAGCGGCCAAGCTAGTAAAAGCAATGACAACCTACAATGCGGCAGCTAGAGGTTTTATATGGGGCGCGATAGCTGACTTTACGGCAATGTCACCTGATGACCCAATCCTTGCTGATAATATCACTGAGTATCTCCAAGGTTTGCCACCAGAAGAACAGTTGCCAATATTGCAATCTTTTGTCGAGGTAATAGCTAAAAACGAAACTGATCCAGAATTTGTGAAGCGCGCCAAAATGGCCCTTGAAGGTGGCGCGATTGGTACAGTCGTTGAAGGTGCTATTAGGGTAGCCAAGTTTATACCATTCAATAAAATTGTTGATGCCAGTAAACGAGCTGGCGGCAAAATGGTTGATGCGGCTGATGCCCGGATTGCTTCGCGCGCGGCTGATACCAGCGTGACGCTGACTGCCGGGGCTGACCCAATGCCAATGATAGATGCTGCAATTTCATATGCTGGCAAACTTGTTAATGGCGAAAAACCTATAATATCTGAAGGTGGGTTGCCAATCAACGCAGACAAAGCTGCTAACGAATTGAGACTGCACCAAGGCAGAATTGATGCTGTCAAAGAAAAAGGTAAGCCTTATCCCGGTGAGCCGAAAAACCAAAGAACAGTTATCAAAGCACCGGCTGGGTCTGGCTTACCTGATTTAACTGTTGGCGATATTAAGCCAGAGGATTGGCAAGCACGCATTGAAGCTACAATGTCTCCAGATGAAATTATTGAGACATCCCAATGGTACAAAAAAGTTTTTGGAGAATTTCAAAAACAAGCTGATGGTGACCCTAAAGAGATTGCGCGGCTTACTGATGCTTGGTTTGCCGGGCAGCAAAACTCTAGTCCAAGCCAAACTCTTAATGATGTGCTGTTTGTTTATGAGCAAGTCAAAGCTGGTGTGCCAAAAGATCAGCTAAAAGGCAAAGGTCTGCCGTCAGCAAACAAAATTGTTATTGATATTCTTACACAGTCAGAAATTACTGGCGGTGCCGGGCAGAAAATATCTGATTTTCTCGACAGCGGTTATGGAAAGAATGTTCGCTCATTTATGAACAATGACCCGGCTGGCGGCGCTCCATTCGTTGTGGATGTTCACACGGCGCGAGACATGGGGCTTGTTGACGAAACATATGTAAACCACATGAAACGGCTTGGTTATGATGTGCCAGATGACATTGTCATTGATTTTGGTGGCGGCGGCATCAAAGGGGCAATGTACGAAAACCGGGCATTGTTTGGCGCTCAGCTAACAGACCATCTCAATTCAATTAATTGGATGGGCAAATCTGATTGGGAAGCGGCTGAAGTCCAAGCTATCGGCTGGATGCAATTGTCTGGCATGTACGGCACACCAAATGTTGGTGGTGATGTTGTTGACGCTTTTGCTAAAAACACGCGCCGCATCTCTATGGAAGTTGACCCGGGCGAAGGCTCACCATGGGCAACAAAGTTTGGCGATGATTACGCAAATTTAGATGACGCAGCTAAAATCAGCATAAATGACCAAGTAACGGCAAAAGCAATAGAGGTTGTTAACAAGCGCGAAGGTGTTAATCTTGGCGGGGTTGTGCATGGCACTGGCGGTTGGGAGCTATTCCAAAACCCATCAACTGTCCAGCAAGCAATTGCGTCTAAAGATACGGCAGTAAGAGCGGCGGCTAGGTTAGGGTTGCTTTTGAACCAGACAGAGGTTTGGGTTAATGCACCAAAAAGCATTACAAAAAATCCAAAACATTTTGCAGTTGATATTATTGAGGATGGCAGCGAATCGTTGCGCGATAGTGACAAGTTGAAAAGCTTGTTTGAGGAACTTGTTGAAGCAGAGCCAAATGGGCTGTTTCGTGGGTATCAGCCAATCATAGTTGATGGCAAGCCCGGTATAAAAATTATTATTGATGATGCTGCTATAAAGCAATCTCCTCTAAGTAAAGCGCAAGCTCAAGATTATATTTTGGATTTTGCAAATAAAAGACTTAGTGAAATTACAGATAAACTTGAAATAGATGCAGAAGTCGATATTATGGAAACCGAACTGACTAAGCTCAGAAATGATTGGACAAAGGATAAAGACGGTGGCGGTTACAAAAGTTACCTTGGTGGACAGCCCGGAAAAGATGCGATCTCAGGGCAGTCCGATATCGATATTGACAGGGGCGAACTTGAGAACCTCTTTGGGGAACTCATCTCAAACGCCAAAAGCGGATCAGCCGAAACAAACTGAGGCTGACACTAAAGCATAATAAAGCTTCACGAATGTAACGAAATCGTGTAGGGTTTTTTTAACATGGGCGCTTCAGCGCCCTTTTTTTATGGGTACAATTCATGTCAATTCAGATGCCACCATCTGAGCAAGAGCAACGCGCTCAGCTCAACAGCAACGCTATGGCGAATGTTGCAAAAGGTGGTGTCACCGAATTTGCGTCTGATCCGGGCGTTCAAGTAGCTGGATTGGGCGGCGAGGCTTTGAAGGCTTTATTTAGTGTGCTTACCGCAAAAAGCACCAGAACGCCTACTGATGTGATTGGTGCAAAGCCGCGCGTTATGGCAGAGGGTAACTTAGAAGGGCCGGATCTAAATTACAAAGATACACAAACAGATGCCGCTGCCAGAACCTTGTCAGAAGAAGGCCAAGCCAAGTTTAAACAGCAAGGCAACCAAGCAACAGATTTAAGCCCGGACGGCCAGAGAGAAGCGCGAATCCTTGCGGCAGCTAGTGATGCAGTCGAGCAAACGGCAGATCAACAGCTACGCGACACCATAGTGGCAAGCCAAAGAGGTGTGACAGCCGACAATCAAGGTTTTAGGCTAACAGAAGATTCATCTGGCTTAGCTAGCCAAAGTCAGGCTGATGAGGTTATTGAAGCTGCGTCTATAGAAGAAGGATATTTAAGAAGCATTAAAGACGGCGGGGCATTTAATTGGGATAAGATCAGGCAACCTGATGATATAAAGGCTATAATCCAAGCAGTATCGGACAGTTTGCCAGAACAAGAGTTAGCGGCAACTAGGGGGGTTGTGACTAATGTTGAAACAACCGCTGATGCAATTCAATTATTAGCTGACGATTTAAATCTAAAGCGCAGCGTATTAAAGAATAAGCCCGGCACAACTTTTACCAATGCGACTGAAGCAACTGCCTCGCGGATGTTATTGGCAGATAGCGCAAAGAAATTGCGAGATCTTGCTGAACAGGTAAAGTTGAGACAAGGCGGCGATGCTGTCATTCTTCAATTTCGGCGGCACCTTGCTGTCCACAACGGCATTCAATTGCAGATCAAAGGCGCGCAAGCTGAAGCTGGCCGACTAACGCAATCTTTCAATATCCCGGTAACTGATGGCATGGCCCCGGATGTGATTGCTTTGATGAACATGGATGTCATCGAAGCCTCTGGCGGTGCTAAAACAATGATGATGGCCGCTGAAGGAATACTTGACGCTCATAAAAAAGGCGGTGATCCCGCAATGAATGAAGCCGCTCAAAAAGGCATAATGAGCAAATTTAGAAATGGCGTTGAGCATTTATACATTAATGGATTGTTGTCTGGCCCTAAGACGCAATTCAAAAATCTTATTGGCAACTTTTTGTTTGGGGCAATGCAAGTGCCAGAAGAGTTCCTTGCTGGTGTTTATGGAACTGTTGAGCGCACAGCTTTCAAAGCTGTTGGCAAAGAAATTGATTACACAAAACAAAAATACATAAGCGATGTCGGCGCAAGAATGACCGGCTATTTTGTTTCTTTCAACGATGCATGGAGAGCGGCTAGAGAAGCTTTTGTAACAGGCAAGGCTGGCGATTCTATTGTTAAGTCTGATTTCAACACCTATCGATCTGGCAATACAAAATTAAGTGATACACCGTTTGGCCTTGCAATGACTTATTTGCACAATGTGACAGGCATTCCAACAAGAGGGCTACTTGCTGGCGATGATTTTTTTAAAGTGCTTTCGCAGAACGGTGAACTTGCTGTTCTTGCAAACCATCAAAAGAAAGCAGCTCTAGCGGCTGGAATGACAGCAAGGCAAGCGCAAGATGAAGCAGATATGGTCAGGCTTTCGCCAAGGCAATTTGCGCCAGAGATAGATGTCAAGGGCCGTTATGACACACTTATGTCTGACACTGGCGCTATTGGAGAAGCGGCAGCTAAGTTTCAAAACACATGGTTTGGCCGGTATATATTGCCTTTTGCAACAGCGCCAACAAACGACATTTTAAGAACATTTGAACGAACCCCTTTAGGTTTGCTTCATAAAGAAATGATCGGATCAGATGCTAGTAAAAGACAAATGCGTCTTGGACGAATGGCCTTTGCAAGCATGACAATGGCAACTGTGGCAAACTACGCTGGTCAAGGCTACATAACTGGCGGCATTCCTATGTCAAGAACTGGTTATGTAGACAAAAAAAAGCGCGCTAAATTACCGCCGGGGTGGCAACCATATTCGTTTGTTTTTAGGGGAGAAGGGTTTCCTGTCGATGAAAATGGCGAACCATTGCCTTTGTTTGACAAATACCACAATCCTAATGGCCCTTTAAATTATGTCAGCTATGCCGGTCTTGGCCCATTAGCCAGCGTGATTGGCTTGACAGCCGGTGCGGTTCAATATGGTACGCTGGCCAGAAACGCTCAAGAATACCAATATTCTACTTTTGGCGCGGTTTTAAATGCTGTTGGCTATTTTAGAGAGTTGCCGTTTTTAAAAGGAATGGCAGATGTAATATCTGCGCTATCAACAGGGGATGCTAATTATTTAACGAAAGGCCCAATGGGTTCCATGAACCTTGGCGTTCCAATACCAAATCCAGCTTCAGCATTGACTAGAACAATTGAGAGAATTGGCGATAACACAGTTACAAGTGCTGGCGCTAACTTTGAGTTTTACACAAAGCAAGAGGTAAGAGATTTAACTGACGCTGGCGAACTGAAGCGAGGGGTTGACGGCAATTACGATTGGCAAATGGTTGGACAGCCAAAGGGTGAAATGGGGCTGAAATTTCAAGAACTGATGAACAATTGGAAATATCAAGCTATTGCAACCAACCCCTTTGTTGATGACATAAATGCTGAAATCCCGCGATACGACACATTGGGCAATTTGGTTACTGATGGCCCATCCTATGAAGAAGCGCCAGCATTAAGAATGTGGAATGCTTTCAGCCCTTTCACTGTGTCTAGCTCTGAAGAGCAACCAAAGTATGTAAAAGAGTTAGTGCGGTTAGATTGGCCAATACCACAAGCGCCAAAAAAATATAAAGGTGTTGTGCTTAGCACATTGCAACAAAGCAATCTTATATGGCTTGCAAAAGGTGATCGTGAACAAGTGCCGCCAAGTCTTGAAGGATTAGATCGAAACCCGGTTAGAGTGAAGGTTGCTGGCATTGGCTATGTC